GATCACAAAAGATTGGAAATATGCAATTACGCATGAAGGCAATACGCATCCAACTTACTATGTAATACCGAAAGGATTTGTATTTGATGGCGCTAGTGTGCCTAAATTTGCACGATCTTGGCTTAGTCCTATGGGTGTGTTGCTTTCAGGTGGCTTAGTGCATGATTGGGTGTATAAATATGAGTCCATGAATTTAGGTGGCAAGAAAGGACACACAGCTAAGATGACACAAAAAGAAGCTGATGCATTGTTTAGAGATATTTGCATCGATGTAAACGGTTTTAAAATTATTAATTACATTGCTTATTTCGCTTTGCGTCTTGCTGGGTTTATAGCTTGGAACGGTCATAGAAAAAGAAATCTGAAGCCTGATTAAAACAGTACACCTTGAGTTTCTACATATCCTGAAGCATCATAGCGTTTAGACTCGCCTTTAGGATATGGCTCTATTTCATAATTTAGTTTCTTTTGAAGGCGCTTCTTTTGTAGTTTGCTACCTGTGAATATGATGTAGCGATGTTTACGATCTCTATCTTTATGATAAAAACGATCACCATATTTCTCTTGTATTGCTTCTAACGTCATACCTTCTGACAATGTTTTGCTGTGTAAATGCTCTAACCCTTTGACTGCCCAATCGACTCTTGCTTCAGACAATCCTGTATATAAAAAATTAGTAGCTTGATAAATGTAGCCTACATGACCTTGACCAGTATCAGCATAGCTGACAACGATAGAAGGCTTGGGAAGTAATTTTAACGACTGACTTACTAAGTAAGATGCGCTGTTAGGCTTCGGAGAATCCAAAATTAGGCGATTTAACTCTACAACCTTGTCTTTGTATTCCTCTCCACAAACTCCTGTACACAATGAAGGACTAGGTGGCGATCCATAAGTACACACACCAACAAGATTGTTGTCATCATACAAGCCAAACGCATACGATATTGAAGGTATACGCTTGGCATAGTGTCTGTTTAACAACCATGTTTTAGTTTCATAGTTTTGTATAGGTAATACTTTCAAAATAAAATGCCTTGTGTTTCGATGCTTTGTCCTACGTCATAATTACGATTAGCACGTTTAGGATATGGCAAAACTTTTAACTTCATATTGCTTTTAGCTTTCTTTTTAAAAGTCTTGCTTCCAGTCATAAATATATAACGATGCTTTGGTAAGATTTCTACTTTAGTCAATTCTAATTTTTTAACAATGTCATTCGGACATGGGATCATTTTGTAATTAGTCATAACGTCATCATATTCATCAGACAACTTTAACAACTGTTTTAACTTCATCCAATCATCAACTTTAGGAAAGCTAAACCCTGCGTCTGTTCTAAACCAATGAGCGCAAGTGTCTTTATAACCAAACTCTTTGTCTAGTTGTTTCGCTGTCCATTTACCTTTGTAAAATTTAAGATAATTAGCTAGATCAACTTTATTAATGTTTTCCTCTGCAACTCTGCGTTTAACTAATTTAGCATTAAGTTTGTTGTTTTGTTGATAATGACCTATGTTTCTAAAATGGAACTCGTCACCATTTTTGTCAATTAATTTTGATGTGTTTACAGACAAGCCAGTATAAAGAAAATTTGTAGCTTGGTATATGTATCCATTGTGTCCAACATTAGCATCAGCAAACGACACTACAATGTAATTATCAGGCAACATCTTTAACGTCTGAGATACAAAATACGACAAAGAATTTTTAGGTAAATTATCTTCTGTAATTAATCTATTTAATTCTATAACTTTGTTTTTGTAAGTCTTTCCTGAAATGCTTTCAGCTAACGTACTGCTTGGTGGCATACCATACGTGCATATACCAACAAGCATGTGATCAATGTAAAGTCCAAAAGCATACGAAATAGATGGCATACGTTTAGCGTAATGCTTTTTTAATAGCCACTCTTTTGTTTCATAATGCTGAATAGGACTAACAATCATATAGTCTTGAGTACCTTTTTAAGTAAATACTCCTCATACGTTTTAACATCATCATTCTTTTTTGTGCCTTTTAACTTATCCCTGTCTTGCTTTCTAAGTTGACCACCATTTGATCTCAAGTAAGGCGCAAAGATTTTTTCAGGATCGTCAGAACGATTCAATCTATTACGTGCCGCTGATTCGCTGATCTGTATTTCATCAGCCACTTGTCTACACGTCACTTTCTGACCATCAGATAGTGTGTAGGTTTTAATCAAATGTTTATTCTTCATTGTATGTACACCTCATATTGAGCAAACCACATAGCAATGTATAGCGCTGATCCTGTAATAACCCATATACACATATGTTTAATAACTTTAGCAGCGTTTATTAAATCTTTCATTTTTTATCTCCAATTAAAGTGTTAATAAGTGCATTGCGTGTTTCAATAAAAACGTCTAATCTTTTAGCTAACTCTTTAGCTTCGTCATCACCTTGTAGCAATACACCTAGAATATCCATAGCTTTCTCGCCTTTAGTTTCTTTATCAGCAAAAGCCATAAGCTCCTCATCAGTAAATTTAGTTTTCATCAGGCATACCTAATGACATCAGGAGCATAACTAATCCCATAGAGATCAGACAAGCTCCTATTAAAACTATTACTGGCACAAATGTTTCAAACAAGAATGTCATAAACCTCCTCAATAATCGTACTCATTTTTTTACGTCTATCAATTTCATAACCATATTTACGACACGCTTTTTCTAGCGACTCTTTTGTAAATTCAGCGTTTAAGTATTCAATGTTTAAACTTCTTGAAAGGTATGGCTTGTATTTATTTCTAGGTTTCCAGTTAAGCATAATATCTCCTTAATTATCTATTGGTTTATCAGTTAAAAACCCATCACACATCTTTGGGTATTCCGTTTTACAAATTATCTGTTCAGGATCATCATCAAGCACATTAGGTGGTATGAGTAATGGATCATGTTCAGATAGTCTGTCTGTGAATGCACTACATCCTGTTAAGGCTAGTGCAAGTATTATTGGTAGTGTTTTCATATTAAAATGGAATGTCATCACCAAACTCATCATCAGCAACAGGTGTTATTGTTTTCGGTTGCTCTGATGGGTAAGTTGTTTGAGGTGGTGTTTGTTGCGCTTCTTGTCTAGGTTCTTTCTTAGACAAAATACGGAACTCTGATCCAAAACCACCAAGTTTGATTACAGTTGAGTATCTCTTAATACCATCTTTCTCATAGCTCTTAGTATTTAACTCACCTTCTACGTACACCTGAGTGCCTGTATCAAGATCAAGTTTCTGTAAAGTTTCAGCTAACTGATTCCACACGTCACACGTATGATATTCTGCCGCTGTTTTTCTTTCACCTGTGGCTCGATCCTTCCACGACTTATTAGTAGCTAATTTAACTCTAGCTACCGTACCACCATTTTGCAATTGTTTAAACTCAGGTGGTTGAGTTAGATTGCCTATTAACATTACTTTATTTACCATTACAGCTCCTTATATTAAATTTGGTGGTTACTTACGGTAACCAATCGGACTTGTTTGTCTTTAACTAAGGAAGGCTTGGAGAACCTCCCACACAGCGTAGGAAAGTCAATCCTCTGTGTTCTTTTGTTTCTCAGCAAACTCTTTAGCACGAGCAACATTGTTTTCATGTTTAGCTTTAGCTTTCTCTTTGCTCTCTAATGACTTGCGTTCTTTACGTTCAGCCATCCACTCCAAGTGTTCAGGACTAAGTGTAAGTTTGACTCGTGTAGCCAATGGAGTGTCACCTCTGTAATCTTTTTCAACTTCAGTAACACCTTCTTCATCTTCTGACTCAATAGCCATGATCAATTTAGCTGACAAACTCTCAGCTTTGTATTGCATTAACTCGTCAGCTTTAGCATTAGCTTCTTGTTGTGCAATAGCATTCTTGACTTCATCGTATGTCGCAACCGAGTTTGTGATACCTATACCCATCATTCCAAGCGCACGACCTACAGCACTTGTTTCGCACACTTCAACAAAAGATGTAGCGTTAATGTTGTTCTTGCTTTTTTCTTCATGAGCCATACCAGTAGCAACTAACTTGCCATCAACATGGATTGTAGTCTTGCACATAATCGACTCACCATCAAAAAACACATGATCCGTATCAATACTAGC